CCCGTAGGCCCTGCAACGACAGAAGCTGCACCCGTTGCGCCAGTTGGGCCGGTGGGGCCCGTATCACCCGTAGGCCCTGTAACAGTAGAAGCAGCACCCGTAGGCCCAGTAGGTCCAGTGTTGCCCGTTGGACCCGTTGGACCGGCAACAGACGAAGCAGCGCCAGTCGGGCCTGTAGGGCCAGTGCTGCCGGTCGCGCCCGTTGGCCCAGCGACCGTAGAGGCGCTCCCCGTCGGACCTGTAGGCCCTGCGCCGCCGGTCGCACCCGTTGGGCCCGCGACTGAAGACGCGGCGCCAGTGGGGCCTGTCGGGCCATTCGCGCCTGCTGTGCCTGTGGCGCCTGTAGGCCCCGCGACAGTAGACGCGGTACCCGTAGGCCCAGTGGCGCCCGTCGGACCCGTAGGCCCAATGTATTGCAGGAACTGGCCAAAGGTGGCGCGCTTGGTAATGCCGCCTTGGACAATAATAGTCGTGTCCGTCCCCGTAGGGGCAGTGGCCAAAGGCAGATTGGTGATTGAGACCGGAACTAGGTTGCTCGGGACGGTGCTCATGGGACTAGATACTCCCCGCCTTCTTCAACAATGATAAAGTAGTCGTCGCTCTCCGTGACTAACCCGCCTGGGTCTGTGGTCACAGGAACGTCCGGCCGTGGGAAGTTTAACGTGATGCGCTCGGGCTGGCGAGCTGCCAATCTGTAAGGGTCAAACTGATCCTGATCCATCTCGCACACACGCAAGCCGGGATAATTAGGATCTGGCATCAGATCATCAAGCGACATCTTCCTCTGGCATCGGGCGCAGATCCCGATACCGAAAGTGGATTTCCCCCGAGGATCTAAAAAGATGCTCATCTTGTGTACGGACTTATGTTAGGCGCGAAGTAGATTGGCGAATTGTCTCGCTCTTCCGCCTGCGCCAGGGCCAGGGCTTCATCAGCCGTAGCCTTAATATACGTCAAGTATTGCGGTTGCACATCAGGCAATTCTTGGCAGAGGCGCCATGAGAGCTGCCAGACGATCGCCTCGTACCACCTTTGTGGTACGTCGAGCGTCTCTGTCAAAGTTCCGACATCCATGATGTAGCGTTCACGCCAAATGACAAACTGCCCAAACATTGAGCCCTGATCTGTCACCGGCCAGATATTCATGATCGGGATGTCGCGCTGGCGGTCGAACCAGTATTGCAGCGGGCGACCAGCGAAATACTTGTTAGGCAGGTTCGTGTAGTCGTCGCGGTTCAGGCGAGCGAGCGGGATCTCGGTCGGGTTATTGCCGATATAGAACTCGACGACATTGAGCGTGCCGCCACCTGTCTCACGCATACGAAAATATTTCCACGTCGAGGCAACATCGACGTCGTACCATTGCCAGCGGTTGGCGACATATGTTGTAGCACCCGGTGCTATAACCTCAGTCCATGTCAGAAGATCGTTAGATCCTTCAAACTTGATGTTGAAAGAGCCAGACGTCGCCATCATCACGCCGACTGTCGTGACTATGGTGCCGTCGCTCGAACTGCTGCCGTAGTCTACATATATGTTACCGTTCGCAGCCGTCTGGGCACATGACGTGCTCAGGTTCCCGTCAAAGGCATAGGTGACGATGCCGCCGGCAGAAGAGTATTGAGCAACGCCGTTCTGCCTGAACAGCCAGCGATAGTTCGCATTCAGGATGTCAACGGTGCCATTTGGGGTAGGTATATCCGGCTGGCCCAGGTACAGGGGCAAGATGTCCTTCTGGATGCACCAGAGAGGGAAGCCCTGATTGGCGAGCGAGGACAACATCAAGTAGAGGTTGTCCTTCGCCGTGTCGATCATCTCTGAGGTGATTTGCTCAGGGACCATACGGCAACGCCGGAAGGCGTGATCAATCACCTTCCGGGTCTGGAATACGGTTGTTGATACAGTCCCTGATACGGTCATGTCAGCACTTGCTCATCGAGGTTTTGCCGCCGCGCTTCATCATCGCCGGAGACACATCAGGGTTCGCGACGCTGGCGGCTTTCGCCATTGCCATGCGAATGGCGCCGACGTCAGGCTTGCCTGCGCGAGCCTCATTCACGCCTACGCCACGGCTGCCCATAGCGGGGCGAGGAGTTGCCGCAGCAGCCATCGGGCCAGCTCCAGTAGCGAGCGGTGAGATCATCGGGGCGCGAGGCCCAACAGGAACTCCGCGAGCCTGCTTCAACGACATGCCGCGAGGAGCCATGCCCATCGCCTGCAACGGCGAGCGGGAGGCAATGCCGCCGCTGGCCATTGGCGTTTTCTTCTCGCCCTTCATCGACTTCTCAATGGCGTCAGACTTCGCCATCTGAACCTTTTGGGCCATGCCGCCGCCCATCTTCTTAAGGGCAGCAGGCTTGATCATTTGCTTGACCAGCTTGCGATCCATCGCCTCGTCTTCGTGCTTCATGGCTCCGCCCTTTTTGAAGGCGGGCTTCTTCATCTGTTCCATCTCGCGGTAGTAGTCAGCGTCCTTGGACTGCTTGACCTTGCCGCTCTTGACGTCCTTCACAGACACCGAGGTGTCCTTGCCGCCGTCTTCGTACTTGATCTTGCCGCCCATATTGTAGCCGCGCTGGGCGCGGGCAGCCTGCTCCTCATCATAATTGATGCTCGCCGGGATGTTTGTTCCGGGGACGTAAGGCGAGCCTTTCTTAGCCGGCACAGGCTTCTTGGCTACGCGCTGCATGGCGCGGCGCTCGGCGTCAGTCATTGAGCCCTCGCCACGCTTCATGGTGCGCTCGGCGCTTGTCGTGGCGTCTGCCTCTGCCGCCATCTCGTCAAGCATGCGGCGCTCGGCATCAGAGATCGCGCCGCCCTCAGCCTTCTTCATCGGGCCCTTGGGGGATCCCATGCCGATGATCAGCATGACGCCCTTACCCTTGGGCGCCTTTGCTTCGCCGCCCTTGGCGTACATCTGGCCAGTCACCTTGGTTGCGCTGTCAGTAAAACCAGCGGCAGACGGGAACTCAAAGTCCTTCACATAACGGATAGCCATGTCATTTCTCCTTTCGCCGAGCAACGGCGGCATTGTCAACGAGATTAGGATAGGGTCGGCCGGCTGCTGAAGCTCTGGCCTTAGCCTGTGATTTCTGTTTGTTTGATAGATGCTTGGGCTTTCCTTCGGGTGCAGGCTTATCCCAGAATGGCTTAACCTTGCCGCCACGGGCGTAGTCGCCATCAGGATTACCGCTGCCAGAAGAACTGAACCCAGCATCAGCAGGGAACGAGAACTCGCCATATCTTGGACCCTTAGCCATCAGTTGCAATCCCACTTACGAAGCGACAGCGCCTTCCGGGTTGGTCGGCCTTTGTCGTCCTTCATTGGACCCGGCATGCCAGACATGCGGGCGCAAAAAGACTTTCGGCGGTTGGCTGCAACTTCACTGCGCGCGGCTTGCTTCGCGCTCACGGGAGGCTTGATGTCGTGGCCTTCGGCGCGCAGAGACGCGCGCCCTTTGGCATTCAGGCCGCCTTCAGGGTTCTTGCCTTCGGCTCGTGTCCATGCGCCGCCAGTTTTGTAGACTGGGGTCGATCCACCCTTAGCCATACACAAACGGCCCATAAAATCACCCGTAGGTTTTGATGCACTCAAGAACGATGGTGTACATATCGCCTGATGAGGCATCCGCAGTAGTAAACAACACGTCGCCGGTTACGCCGGCTCCGGCATTGTTAGGAATACCGCCAAAAGACGAAAGGTCCATCAGGTAGTTTGTATTCTGCGGGATCATCCAAGCAAACACGTCAGTAGTAGCATCCCAAAGGATGCGAACTTCCATGCCGTGAGTTGTCGCGTAGATTTTGTTCAGCTTCACGCCATTGCAGGCAACCCCGAAGGCGTCCGGGTTTAATGCCGAAACGTCTACCTTGACGACAGCCGTCTCGCCCGTACCGTCAGAGATGTTGGTGAACTTCTGAATGACGAGACGTTCGCCATCAAGAATTGTCTGTGATGCTACAGTGTCAGCCATTTGGCCCTCCTAAAGGAAAGTAAGGGGAGCCGAAGCTCCCCAGCTTATTAGGCGGGGGTGACGCCGACAGCGCCGGTCTGCGTGGCGTTCGGGCCAGCCTGCAAGCCTGTGAGGCCGAGGGCAAGCACAAGGCGCCGAGATCCGTCGGCAGCGCTGGACGGCGCGTAGGTGCCACGAACATCGTTGGTGGTCGTTGTCGCGGGAGACGTGGTGTCGGCGGCCGCGAACGTGCCGGCGTCGTTAGCTACAGCCCCAGCCCAGCCGGTGCGGAGGAGATAGCCAGCGTCGGTGACGCGATAGGGGAGACCGAAGACGTCTTCATTGCCAACCGTCAGGTTGCCAGCGAGGAGCGCGCTTACAGCGACAGCGGTGATGGTCTTGAACGACTTCTGCCCAGCAACAGCGGTCAGACCGTTCAGAACAATCGCTTCAGTCTGAGCCTGGCCCCAGTAGTCGGTGCCGGTGACTGTGACCGTCTGCGTCGTGTCGCCAGCGTTCGTGCTGTCCACGTTGACTGTGCGGGCATAGTCAAAGGTAGCAACGCCGCCAGTCGCGGATGCACCATTGATGGTTGCGTTGCCAGCGGCAGCAACGGCCTGCGCCGCGCAAACGGCAGTAGCAGACTTGGCGGCTGGCACGATGTCGAAGATGTAGACGCGGCCGAGGGGGCCAACGCCTGCGAAGACGGCGCCGGGGCCAGCATAAGAGTTAAGCTGCGGGCCGGTAGCAACGCCGATCCAAAGGTCGTCTGAAATCTGTGTCATGGGGTCTGCTCCTTGAAAAGTTTGACCGTCGATAGTTTCACATAAAACAAAGGGGCGGTCCAGCCGCCCCCTTGCCTTTATTTAAGAGGGCTTAGACGCCCGGCGTTCCGAACACGCCGCGCGGATCAGTCCAGCCGAACGTATAACGCTCGGTAGCCTTAAAGCGCATGCTGTCGGTTTCAAAGTCGCCTTCCATGCTCTTTTCGAGCGGACGGCGCATCATCAACTTCAGGCCTTCCGGCGCATCCGTCTCAATCCACCAAGCGGTGGTCGAGGTCAGACGAGACAGGTTAGCCTGGCCGCCGTCGAGGAGGCCCATCGACTTGACCGGGTTGATGTCGTTGTTCGCGGTGCCGGTGCGGAGAACGCTCTTCAGGAGCACCTCAGCTTGGAACACGTTGGACGGAGACACAACCAGCTTCGTCGGGGTCAGACGGATACGCTTGCCGTTGTTGTCAACAGCGTTGCGGACCTGAATGAGGATCTGCTCAAGCGAGGTCTGCGACAGCGCGGCGGCCGTCGAGAGCTGGTTCGAGAAGGTTCCCGTGACGATCGGATGATCGGTAGCGACAAGAGACTTGCCGTCACCACCCGGATAGGCGCTGTTGAAGGCGCGGTTCAGGATGTTGGCGCCCAGCGTCTCCTTCGTCTCAACCAGAGACTGAGCCAAATGCTTGGCATAGGTCTGGCCGATGCGGATGTGGTCGCCGTCTTCCACCAAGACTTTCGTCAGGGCGAAGGCGAGACCATATACGCGGTAGAGGTAACGCTGGATGAACAGCACGCCGCCGGACTGGTAGGTGACAGCGGTGCCATCGGGCAGCTCAGGAGCTGCGCCAAAGCCGTAAAGAACGGGCTCTTCATGATAATTGCGGGGGATGCCGCGTTCTTCGCGGAAAACCTGCTTCCATTCATCTGCGCGCTGGTCGTAGATGCCGTCGAACGACTCATTAAGAATTGGTTCGACGATTGAACGGAAGTCCGTACTACGCATCGGAGTTGCCATGGACGGATCTCCCTATCAGAATGGGGCTTGAGTGGAGACGAACTGGTGCTCAGAGATCTGCACCTGTACGACGGTGTAAGCATCGCCAGCAGCATTGTTAATGCCGTTCGCAATACCGATGACACGGAGCTGAGCTGCCGTGGAAGACGACGTAGCAGCGTCCATGGTGGCGGTTGAATAACCCAAACCATTGCTGCTAGATACGTTCGTGAAATCAGCCTGCTGGCCAACTTCAGCCTGTGTTATGGGACCATCAGCCTGGATCTCGTACACGATGTACGGGTCCATGGTGTAGTAGGCGATGATGTCCGTGGCGCCCACATTGGCGGGCCAGCTCGGTGAAATCACCGGACGCTGAGCGCCAGTCGGCAGGTACTGGCAACCAGCAAAAGCACCTACAAGGCGCTCACCGGCGGCAGCAACCTCAAGGGTGCCGTTAGTCCCAATCTTCACAGGCTGACCCGTGTAGATGTCGGTGTTGTAAGTCGTCGTGATGGTGCTAGCCATCTCGCGGATGATGCCGGACGGGCTATATGCCGAACGGAGGCCGAAAGGAGCACTGGTCGAGGACATTCTCGGATCCTATTGCTAAGTGAGGGGATCCACCTAGTCGTCGAAGACGGGTCTAGGCGGGGCGTCTCGCAGGCTTGACATGCCTTCGTCCTCCATCATCCTTGACTTGGCGTTATTGGCGCTAACCATCATGCGATCATTGTCAGACACAACGCGCTCTTCTTCACGCAGCGGCGCGTCGTGATGCGCCTCTCTCATGACACGTTGGTAGAGACGATTGGGCAGCTTTGCTGCGATCATCTCGTTGACGCCGATGCAGCCGGAGTATTCTCCGGTCTTTAGGGTAGCGTACTCCCAACCCGGAACCTCTTCAGGCTTCACGGTCTCATAACCGAGGCGCATGCGCCCCTGTACCGAGTCGCGAGGGTTAGTCGTAGTAAGCCAGCAAACATGATAGCCGGGGATTTCGGGCAAATCCGGCAATGCGCTTTGATAGAACGCATTTCTGAACATCTCAACACGGTCATCATCGGAGAGCTCGCGGCTCTCTGTAACGCTGCGATCGTCCATCGCGCGGCTACGACGTGCCGGATCAGAGGTCTTCTTCAGGCGCTCATCACTATCTAATCTCATCGCTCGCTCCTTTGTTTAGCGTGCTGCCTTGTTATTTCGATCCCACTCAGCGAAACGCCTAAGCATGTTGTCTCGCTTTACAGGGTCGTCCCATGCACCTGCATCTTTCAGGGCGTTAACCCTTTCAGTAGACAGGTAAACTTGTGTCTTTCCGGGGGTCGTGCCCCTGGAACCACCTACCGGCGGACTACGCCGACCAGATCTCTGAGGTCCAGTATAACCATCTTCTGCATCATCTGTAAAATGATGCGGTAAATACTTCGACACTCTGCGGTCCAGCTCATCCCAATAACGGTCTGTAGTTGGGTCAAAACCTTCTGAAACCAAGCTGGCGTCAACAGTCTTTGCGATGGCGCTATCAGGGTCATTACTTGAAGGATTAAACCAAGGGTTCTCTGAAGCCCACTGCCGTGCTTTCATATTCACGACAGTGTCATTCCTCGGCGCGGCAGTATTGCCAACGGTCTCTTTCACGCGGTTAATGTGGGCCGCGTCCGCAAGCGCACGATCGCGCTGGCGCAAGAGCTCAGGGACGCGAGCACCGTCGCCGATCTCGATCGCCTTGGCCAATTGGTTCTCAGCCGCCGTAACCCCGTATAAGGCCTGCTGGTAGTCTTGATCCAGCGAACCCTTTTGGAAGTTAAGTGTCTGATTTTCAATGTTCTCTAGGCGTTGCTGCAATGATTGGTTCTGCTGAACCAGCCATTGCATCTCTTCGCGGGTCTTATCCCGAGCAAAACGCTGATTTTGCTTGCGGCGCTGGCGCTCAGAACGCTTGGCGTCGCGTCGGACGTCCTCGTCCTCATTGCGGCTTTCTGATAGTCGCCCGTCTTCCTGACCTTCATCATCAAGGTTATCGGGGTCTTCCCCCTCGATGACTTCAATTTCCTGCTCTTGTTCCTGAGCCTGAGCTTTCTCGGTGCTGTTCATGTCCGGCCTCCAGAGTAAACAACCTCATTCGTCTCCAAGGGATCGTCCACCGCACCAACGATGTTCAAGTCATCAAAGATCGCGTACTGGACGTTCTCGCTATACGCCTCGACGCCGCGCGGGACTGGCTTCTCCCAACGTAGGCCGCCGTATTTGGGAACGAAGACGTATTCTCCAGGGGAGCACCAATGGCCTTCAGACCACGGCTCCATTGAGTTGCGGTTTTTGTAGGCCAACGGGCCAACAGCCAGAACCTTCGCAACGCAAGTATTGTCGAGTTCGGCATCTTTTCGGGATTGCACCTTGATGATGCCGCCATCTGTGACTGATTTAACGCCACGGATTTGCACAAGAACACGCGACCCAAAGGGGCGCACTCGTGGGCTCATTTCGGGGAAGTACATCTTCTCCGGGTCAATAGTCTCGCCATCTTTTGGCAACACGACGTCGCTGGTCATGCTCCTCACCTTCCTCGTTGGACAGGAACTCCTCGATAATCGCGAGTGCGCGATCTAGCCCTGCGTAATGTCCTACCCGGCGCCCGTACTCAAATAACGAGCCGTCGCCTGGCTGCTGCATAGTCTCGTGCGCTACTCGATCTTTTTCTTCGAGTAGCGCCGAGATGATCTTTTCAAGCATGCACCCATCCTGTCAAGGCATTATTTCCTAGCGTCGAAGGACTTTAGTCCGCTCTTAGGATGTTTGTCGCTTGTACCCTTGACCTTGTTGATGCCGTAAGGAGCGTGCTTGGCGAGGTCGTCGCCAATCATCTTCTTGCCGGCCGGGATGTCGTTAACGGCCAAACCCATTGCGAGGCGCTTGTGCTGGGGGAGGAGAGAGTTGTCCATGATAGATCCTTACGGCTGGGGGTTAATGCCACGGCCCGTCGAATAGGCCGTCTTGACGCCCTGCTCGACTTCGAACACGGCAAGTTCTTTGGCCGTGAGGTTATCCTCACGGTTGATGGCGAGCTTTGTCTCAAGCTCCATCTGGCGCTCCTGCATCTTAATCTGGTCAAGAGCCGCGTCACGCGCAAGTCGCTCACGCTCAATAGCAAGGCGCTCTTGATCGTACTGCGCCCTTGCCTGATCAGACAGGGCCTTGCGCTGCGTCTCCTGCTGTAGGATCTGGGCAGGGTCGACAGGCTTCTGCGGCCCCATCTGGGACATGACCTGCATTGCCTGCTGGATGATCGGCGGCAAGCCGGCAAGGCTCTCTTGAACCTCCGGCATGTACCGACGGCTCGCCATAGCAAGCGTGCGATCAAGCTCCGCCGACATCTCCTGATCCTTGCCCTTCAGATACTCATCAAGCGGCACGCCGGTAGCTGCGCTCGCCTGCTCGTAGATGTAGAGCGAGTACCAATACGCCATGTGCTCCTTCAGGTGCTGAAGCACGCCGGGGATGAACACGGGGCCGATCAAGGCGTTCATGCCGAACACCGGCGACGTCAGGTAATCCATGTGCACCTGAATGTGCGCCAGATGATCCTGCATCGGGAACGCAGCAACAGGCCGCCCCAATGTCATCGCAAGGTTCTCGTTCACCGCATTAAGCTCGATCGGCTCAGGCTTCTTGGCAAGCAAATCCTTGGCGTTCGGGATCTTGGTGCGCTCTAGGAACAGCTCCTCGACCTTGCGTGCGTCGTAGAGCTGAGGGCGAACATCTGAACGCTGCAAGACCATCTGCATCTGAGCCATACGCTGGGCTTCAGAGAAGATGTTGGGGTCAGATACCGGGACGATGTCCATGACGCCTTGGAAGTCTTTCGCCTTCACCATCTCTTCGCCAGTGACGTCGATGACGTATTGGTCGTCGATGTACTTGGCGTTAAGACGATGCAGAACCCTGAGCGTCATCTGCATTGAAGCATGCAAACGGGCATGGATGGCCGAAAACACGGTCATGCCCTGCTCAATCATCGCAAGCGTCGTGCCTACAGGCTGGTTCGGGCTCGACTGCTTGAAGTCTTCAAACGTCGTGCGGACAACGCCGCGCGCGGTGTCGCCGACATACCCTAGCAGGCTGAACAGCACTGGGTTCGGAGGATTGAACGGCACCGGCATCGCCAGCTTGCGGACGTCGTCTACTCCAACACCGCCTTCGATCTCAGTTACTTGTGTTGGCTCGATCCGGTCAGTTTGACCGCCACGGGTGCCGCCCTTCAGCTTCAGCATGCCGGGGAAGTTGTTGATGTGCGCGCTGTCGAGCAAGGCCCGCAGAGCGCCTGTAGCCGCAGCCGACAAGCTACCGATCATATGCGGCAGGCCGATTGGGTAGGCGCCACGCCAAGGCACGAAGGGGAACTCAATAATGTGGATCAGCTCTTCCTGCTGCTGGTCCTCTGGCTCCCAGTTGCGATACACCGAGAGCACTTCGCGCGTCGTCTCGTCGATCGTGACCAGATAAGGCGCAATACCGAAGTTGTCCTCAAAGTCGAGCGAGCAGGCGATCTCAAAGACCGTGCGGAGACCGTCTTCGTTGTAGGACGTCTGGGTCTTGCCCTCGATCTTGTCGTTGGCGCGAGCTGCCGCAGTCTGCGTTGGCTCTTGCGGCGACGACAGGTTGATGTCGCGATACATGCCAGTGCCGACGCGCTTCTCGAACTCCAGCTTCGTCAGGTACTGGACGTGCGTCTTGCGCTCAGAGCTATAGAAGCTGGTTGCGCTGTAGGGCAGATAGACGTCGTCGATCGGAATGAACATCGCCACGGGGCGGTTCTTCTGCTCGTCCCAATACATCTTCATGTATTGGGCGCCGCCGAGCGGGACTTGCGTCGTCAGTTGCTCAAGCTCGGACCTAAACTCGATCATCTGCGTCGTTAACTGCCAGTTCATAAACTTCTGTTTACGATCAGCTTTCTCGACTTTGGCTTGTGTTACTTCGCCAATGATCTTCTCTTTCACAGGCCCGTTCGGGGGAAAGAGCTCCTTGATCACGCGGCTGGAGAAGTCGACGCACGCCTCGGTGAGCATGGGGTGGACGACTTTGCTGGCGCCTTGGAACTGAGCGCCGCCGGGGGCGTCGTTACCAAGGCCCGTGCGGCGAAGGCCCTCCTCGTACTGGGTATCGCGCAGCTTGCGCGCTTCCTTGTCGCGGTCGATGAACTCAAGCAATTGCTGAGAGATGTCGGCTAAGGCGCGCTTGTCCATCTCCTCAGAGAGGTTAGCGTAGAACTCGGCGCTCTCGGCCGTCTGCGGCTCGTCGAGCGTGATGACCGCCGACCCGTCCGCATTCTCCTGCACATTAGATGGGGTCTCCTCGACCTCCATCTCCATGCCGCCCTCTTCGCCTTCGTCTTTATCCATTGTGTTCGCCTATCCGTTGAAAGATCATCTGTTCTTCATGAGATCAGAAAGTGGACCATTTCCGAAAGAATAACCCAGATTGGGGTTCTGGCCTATGGGTGAGGGGAATGGACCAGCATTCCTATTTTGGATCGCGCTCAATGGCCCTTGCTGATCCATCGAGGGGGCAGCCGCCGCAGGGCTCGGGGCATTAGGCATTGGCATCAAGCCGTCGCGACCTGCGGACTGATAAGGAGATAGACCCGGAGGCTCGGCGATGTATCCAATAGCGCCTTGGCCGTCAGTGAACGCCATCGTGGGGAAGGATCTATCGGCCATAGCGCCAAGCGGCGGTGGGCTCTGTGGGCTGTACGCCATGCCGCCTTCAGCGAAGTAGGCGTCGGCATTTACGGCGCCGCCACGAGCGGCAACCTTAACCCAATCCGATCCGGTGACGCCCTTTAGTCGGCGCTCCTCGATCATCTTGTAGAACTCGTGCTCAGGGCCGAGGATGCCGTACTTCTCAGCATCGCCCGCGAACGGGATATACTGCCTGCGGTAGCGGCTTTCATACCCAGTAGGCCCTGTGGCCCCTGTTGCGCCAGTGATCCCGGTGATCCCGGTGACCCCGGTGGGTCCAGTGATAGTGATGACCTCTCCGGGGCCCGTCACTCCAGTTATCCCGGTGACACCTGTGACCCCCGTGACACCTGTTACTCCGGTGACCCCGGTTACTCCGGTGACACCCGTAGCGCCAGTGACGCCTGTGACGCCTGTGACGCCTGTGACGCCTGTTACTCCAGTAACGCCTGTTACTCCAGTAACGCCGGTGACACCCGTAACTCCGGTGACGCCCGTGACGCCCGTGACGCCTGTTACTCCTGTTACTCCCGTTACTCCCGTTACTCCCGTTACTCCGGTAACACCCGTTACTCCCGTAACACCCGTAACACCCGTAACGCCGGTTACACCCGTAACACCTGTTACTCCAGTGACGCCTGTTACTCCCGTCACCCCAGTGACGCCTGTAACTCCGGTGCTGCCGGTGACGCTGACGCTGGTATTCCCAGCCCCAAACAGAGCGTTGTACTCACCAGGGCTGAGTGTGCGCCCGTCGTCGTCCCTAAATATATACTGCCCTTCTTCATTGGTGGTTAAACGGTATGAGTTGGCCCCGCTGCTGCTGCTGGTGGCCCCAGTCCCAAACACAGACGGCCCAAGGACATCTTGAGCGTTGGGGCTGACGGCTGTTAAACCAGCCGTCGTCGTCTGCACGCTGCCGGGGTTCGTGAGATACGCGCCAAGGGCGTCCTGTGCCGCCTTTGCGTCTGCCGCAGTTTGTGCCGCAGCGGCAGCGTCTGCCGCCGCCTTTGCGTCCTGCTCTTTGGTCGAGATGTCTTTTATGTTGTTGAGCTGGTTGAACAGCTCTTGGTCGTTGATAATCTCGACGTTGGGGTCAGTTTTCGTGTCGACAACAGGGGCAAGGGTTGTTGTATCTGTCACACCCTTTTGGCCAGTAATCGTAACCGTCGGTATTGAGAGAGTGTCATACAATGACGCCAGAGGGTTGTCTGATTTCAAAGCAATTTGAAGGTTCTCATTAGTCATACGGTCAAGCATGCTCTGCGCTACGGCTGGGGTAACCCCCCAAACGCCAGCAATCTGTGAAACTTGGTCCTCACTCAACGGGCTTGGAGCGTCTTCCTCAGTCTTAACATCCGACTTCACTTCGGTTGTTACGTCTTCATTGAGGGCCGCGTTATACGCGGCATTGTATGCGGAGTTGAAAGCTCCTTGCAGACCAATGCTATCGGTTGCTGATATAGACGCTATAGAAGACTGGACCTGGGCAGCATAATCAGCATTGTTTGCCAAGAACTCAGCAGCGTAACCCTTGTCGGCAGCTTCTTGCAGTTGAGCCGTGAAGTCTTGGATGTCGTTGACAGTGAGGGCCTCAGAATTAACGAACAACTCCGCTTCCTTGCCTTCTTCCGCATATAAGTCGCCGACTTCTGCGTCCACATTGAGATCTGTATCTGCCTCTTCAGTGTTCAGGCCGATGTTGGCAAGGTTTTGAGCGGCAGTCTCAGCGTTGACCGCAAGGTCAGTATCCGCCGGATCAATAGTGCCGACCATCGCGTTAATGGCGCCCACCACATCATCAGCGTTCGGGTCAGCATCATTCTCAACCGAAAAGTCGTCTTCATCAGAGCGACCGGCGCCAGCGCCCGCAGAGGCTGTGTTACCCATGCCTCTGATGTCGCCGATGTAGACGTCGCCGTATATGTCCGCTAGATCGCGGCCTTTCTCATCTTTGCTAGGGTCCGGGCCGGGATCCTCGTCGGTGCTCTCATCGCTCTCATCATCATCGTCATCGTCATCGTCGTCGTTACCGCCGCCACCTCCGCCGCCATCATCACCGCCGCCCCCGCAGCCGCAGCCGCAGCCCTCATAAGCAAACACAGGGCGGGTCTCAAACCCTTCGCCCTCAAGACCTCCCAGCATGTTAAGTAGGAGACGCTCCTCCGGCGTGATGATAGTCGACCCAAGGCCGTCGCCACGATCGAGCGGCATAGCCTCAATGACCTTGCACGCGAACTCGTCGCCCTCGGCGACGTAGTGCTTCAGGAGCCTGGCTGCGAGTGCTTTGAGGTCATCGTCGGTCATGTCGTGCCTACTATTCCTTGAGAAGCCGCTCCAGATTGGGATACTTGGAGAGCTGGGCGCCATTATCAATCAGGTTGGCGATCTCAATCAACTTGAGATCACGCAGGTCGTCGTCTGCAATCTCGACCGGCTCCCCCGTCTTCCAGTCCCGAACGTCGCCGCTCTCCAGCCCCTTGGGCCGATTGATCTGGCCAAACAGCCACGCCAGACGCTCAGCACGATCGCCGAAGAGCTCGCGGATTACCACACGCTTTTCGGGGCCTAGAGTAGCACGCTTGAATGCGTTCGTCCCGTAGATCGAGTGGAGACCGCCGGCGAGGGCGACTTCCTCGTCCAGACCCCTCCTCTTGAGGTCGTCGTAGGTGTTCATCAGGTGCAAGCCCAGCGTCAGGTTCTGCTCGCGGTTATGTTTGACCCTGAAGGCGCCAACACGGCGCAGGGCCTTGATCAGGACGTGGCGCTTGCTCATTTCGGGCGCCCCTTGAAGACCAGAACGCGGCGGGCGACAGGGCAGATGCGCGAAACAGCCCGGCCAACGTGCCGGATATTGCCGGGGAAGATCGTCATGCGGCCGTACTTGGGCAGAACTGACCGGATAACGTCGTCGTGCGCCTCATTAAAGAACGCAGTCTCACCCGCCCACTCGGCTTTCCATCCAGGCTCATAGTAAATGATGCACGTCTCATCAGTCGCAAACTTGCTGTCGCGGTGGATGTAGCCCTCGACCCCGAACGTGTGGGCGTTGGCGTAGGCGCGCACCAGAACAGGCGTCGTCGGCATGAACCGGGGCTGGATAAAGTCCCACAAGGCGCGGATGCTGTCGTCAACCTCGTGGTAGACCTCTTCGCGCTCGATCTTGCTATCAGATAGGACTATATTCCAGTGCCCAAAGCCCATTTTCTTGTTCGAGCGCCAGCCGTACTGCCAGCCGCGCTTCTCGACGTCGAGAATGGCGGCTGACAATAGGTCAGCAGGCAGCTTGTCGTCATAGCACCTGATCTTGTCGGCCTCGGTGAGCTTCTGTGCGCTCTCGGCCAGCGTGCTGTCGTTCTTCAGCTTCTCTACCAGAGCCGCGATTGCGTCGTCGTATTGCATGCCCATGTGACCCCCATCACCTCAAAATGTACAACAGCCTCTTTATAGCATCAGAGAAGGCTGCATTGTCACGCGCTGGCTTGGATTGCAACGCTTCATTCAATTCTTTCTTGGTGCTGTCAACTTCTTCACCCCTATTGAACGCCTGGCGAGCTCCGATCTTGTATTTTTTGGCAATTTCGTTGAGCTCGCGGAGCTGCGTCTTGTAGCCCGCCGAGTAACGTGGCGGGTTTGAGAGCATCAGGTTCTTGGCGTACTGGTTCATGGCGAACATCACCTTGGTCGGCGTGTTGTCAGACCTGCCGATGATGTTCTTGGCGACCTCAGCGCCGTACATGCGCTCGGCAACGGCTGTGAACTCTTCCATAGCGCCCTTGCTGCCCACGCGGGCAGGCTTGCGCGCCTTCACCTTGCCGCCCTTGGCGAAGCCCTCAGCCGCACCGTCGAGGGGGATCGGTCGCCAATCTTGCGTCGGGTTGCCCGCAACGCCGTACTGACGGCCAGCCTCTCCGCCCAAAGCCCGATCAAGGCGCGACAGGATGCGAAGCGTGCGCGGGAACTTGGCAAAGCGATCGCGAATGGCCTCAAGGTCGCCCTCAAGGATCTCACCCGCGAAATTGTAAGCGCTCTCAGGCTTGAAGGTGCCGGTGGCCGACATGCGGATCAGGTAAGCGATCTTGCGCTGATCGAGATCGCCTTCGTCGGCCTTCTGTCGGATTTCTGACAGGACTTCCTGCGTGGCTTGGTTAATGTTTACGCCTGCTTGCGGGGCTTCGACGCCGGCTGCGCTTTTTCCTCCTGCTCGGTCTCCTGATCCATAGGATATTGGACCGCCAAGAGCCTTGCGAATAGCGCCTTCTTGTCCAGCGGCTGCGCGGAGGATGTCATCAAGTTTTGATCTGTTAACACCTTCTCGTTCATACCACGGCATTCCTTCTGTTTCGGTTACTTTAAATTTCTTTGGCACAACACCATATTTCGGTTTACGCATCTGAGCAAGCGCCGACTGGTACTGCTGCGGCGTCATCGTGATCTCCCTGCCTGACGACAGAGGGATTGAAAACATCGGGTTGCCTTCTGCGTCCCTCATATATTTTGCGCCGTAAGCGTAGCTCTGGTAGTCGCCCTGTTTGGAGTAGACGTCCGCGAGCGGATTGTTAGACCCCTGAACTTTTTTGAGGATCGCAGGCAAAGTCCCGTGAGATGCCTCCTGATTGGAACGGGCCACCCACGTCTCCCAGTGGAACCTACCAGGCGAAGCGGCATCCGGGCGTCCAAGATCGGCATATATCTTTTGTACATTCTTCATCAAAGCATCTTCAATAGCTTCGTAGATCAAGATGCCTTTCGCCCCGTAAGTGGCTTCAGCGAGAGACGACCCAGTCACTACGGCAGTGCCGCCTTTAGACCCCGGATTGGCTGCTGCGAAATCTTTAGCCGCAGCCCGGCCCTCGTCTGTCGGGGGAAACCGCTTTACAGTATCGTCCTTCAACGTCACCGTTGGAACAGAGATGCCGTCCCAGATATTCGTGTCGGCATATCGCCCATCGTCCCACAGGTTCTTGAGCTGGATGCGGTCGATCACCATCACATCGTCGCGGCCTGTAGCAAGCAGAATGAATGAAACAACTTTGTTGTCGATGCCGACACCCTCACCAACACGCGCAAACTCGCGCCGGATGTCGCGCCCACTCTTGTTGGGATCCGCCATCAAGTCGTGCAGCTTTTGCAGGGGCGTGACACCAGCCTTATCGGGCTGGCTCATTTTGAGAAGGAAGTCTTTGCCGAATGCGTTCAGGTTGTGCATCGCACCAGACCCTGGCTGCCCGGAGCCCTTTGGTGCTGTAGTGGCTGCCCAATCTTTGTATGCGCCCTCTGCAACTTCCTTAGTAAACTTCCCTTCCGCAGCCATCTTGATCCATGGCTCGATACCGTTGAACGCATCAAGGAACAAGCCCTCGTGCGTGAACGGATTGACGCCACGCGACATGATGCCCCACATAAACATCTTGCCAGTATCTTCGACACCCATCTGGCCCGCATGGTAAGCCTTTAGGAAGTCTTTACCTGCGGCAAAGCCCGCGTCAGCGTCGCTGATTTGCCCCGGCGTCAAGCCGCGGAGCAGCTCGGTATATTCGCCGTCGGCGATCGCTTTCATGAAACGGTACGGGGGTGCAACGACGTTGCGCTCGCCCGTTGCTTTTGCAAATCCACGAGCCCACTGCTCAGGATCCATAGCCATGTCTGGGAACTCATCCAGCAAAGACGCAACGCCGTTAAGCTGCTTGTCAGCATTGCTATTTTTCGTTGACGCGAGCAAAAAGCTATTCTTTTTCACAACGTCTTCGACACCGCTATCGACGATGTACTGCGGGCCAAGGCCGCTTACGGTCGGTAACTTTGCCGTGTCCCCCGCGCTCTCCTCGATGGACTGGGCGATTTTTGAAACAACGGAGTCACGAAGAGCCGCGGGCTCAGGTGTCTCAGTAAACGCCTGCATGATCGGCTGGTATTCGGACATCGGCTCAGCAGCCTTGGCGGCTGCCTCAACGCCCTCGACGCCCTCACGGGCTGCGCCCTCAGCGCCTTCACGCACGAAAGCCTCGGCCCCTTCCGTGCCTGCCTTCGCGCCGCGCTTGGCGAGACGAGACGCCGTGCCGATCAGCGGCGCGGTGCCTGCAACGGCCATTGCGGCAAGCTGGCGGAACGTCTTCGCCTTCGGCTCGTCGCCCGCAGCCTCGGCCTCTTCGGCCATGCGGGTGTACTTGCTGGCGTCCATGCCCGAGCGGATCTCGCCGACGACCGGCGTGACGTCGAGCAGCGCGCCGAGCGGATCTTGCTTGACGCCCTCGTAAACCATTGACCCCAGCTTGCCGAGATCCTGACCCAGACGCTGCGACGGGTCGGGACCGGCTGTGACGTCGCGTGCGTAGTCGGCGATCGTGCCGGGGATCTCACTAGCACCGCGCAGGGCTGTGATCGCTGGCCTGCCGATCGCAGCACCCGCCGACGCCGCACGGCGCGACAGATCGTCGATGACCTTCTCGTAGCCAGCCCGCTCGCGGTTGCCCTGCTCGATCGTCTCCATGCCGGTGTAGTTGCCCATCGGGTCTGCGCTCGGCATCACCGGCCCGCCGTCGGCGAACGCGCGCTGGAACTGCATTCCGACATTTACGTCCTTGCGTGCCGGATTGTACTGGCCATAGGCGTTGAGGCCATCGCGACCAACGGTGGCGCCATACGACCGACCGCCGGGGCCTTGCGACGCCTGCGCGGCGAAGTAGGTGTCGGCGTCGAACGGCCTGCCGCCGACGCTGACCGTCTGCTGAGGACGAGCGCCCTGCGCCATAGGCTGGGCACGCTGGTAGCCGACATCGACCGGCCCGACGTTCAGCTTGCCCTGCGCGATCAGTGCTTGCAGCGCCTGCGTCTGGGGATCAGCGGCAGCGACGCCCATCGCCGACAACGGCCCGGCGGTCATGCGGGCAGTCGCTTGCTGAGACGGGAGCTGGCCCGGCATCTTGGAGACGTTGGCCCCAGTTTCGAACGGGACGGCGGGAGAGCGGAGCTCACGCTCAACGCGCTTCATGGTCTCAGCAGCGGACTCGGCCTGCGCGGCCAGCGGTTGGTCGTTATACTCAGGCTGCATAGGGGTTCCCCTTGAACCGGGTGTCACGGATGACGGGATCGGGCGGGTCGATCTTCGTGGCGTGGATCATATC